ATGGCTGGAAAGCTCTTCATCGTGCTGGGTGACAAGACTAGCCACGGCGGCACGGTCGTGTCCGCGCAAAGCCCCATGACGTTTGATGGAAAACCCATCGCCACAGTGGGCGACATGACGGTCTGCCCGCTGTGCAAGGGCAGCTTTGCCATCGTGCAGGGCGGCGACAATATCGCGCTGATGGGGCGGCAGCTCGCGCGAGCAGGTGACAAAACGGCATGCGGCGCAACGCTCATCCCTGCGGGCCAATCGCGCGGTACGCATGAACCTGGCGGCGGCGCTGCAGCGATGACGTCGAGTGGTGCGGCGGCAGCTGCAGCAGCTGTGGTGAGCGCTGCCGCGGCAATGGACAAGCAGGCGATGCAGGAACAGCACGACGAGCAAATCCGCCTGGTCGACGAAGATGGCCGCGCACTTGCCAACGTGCCCTACCACATCACCGATGCGGCAGGAACCAGCTACAAGGGCGTTTCCGACGAGCTTGGCTGCTGCGAGCGCGTGTTTACTGATGGCGCGCAGGATCTGACGGTTTTCGTTGGCGTGGCCGCGCTGGAGAAATGGTAATGGGTGCAGTTGCTCAAACGGTAACGACAAACACGAAGCCGCAGTCCACCTACGACATCACGGCACACCTGATGCCCGCGCGCGCATTCTTCTTCGTGGTGGTGGATGAGGTTGGCAAGGATGGCTTTCTCGTTCGGCGGATATACGCGGCTGCCGATAGCCCGTACCTGGCCAAAATGAACCTATCTCCACTGGGCAACCTGTCAGAGCTCTACCCGGAGCGCTATGGCCTGATCCCAAAGGAATGGAACAGCACGACGTCGATCGCCGAACACGTCATGGGCAACAACAAGTCGCGCTACGTGTCCACAAGCTCGATTTTTCCCGAAGGCTCGCCGCGCTTTGTCGGCAAAGACATCTTTATCGACATCAACAAGGCGATTGCCTCGGGTGCCAGGCTGGTATCGACAGATGAAATCTTGAAGTCGCTCGCCGACTACAAGGTCGCAAATCCTCACCTGGCACGGCGCGTCGACCAGATCGCGAGCTACGTGCGTGAAATCGATAAAGAAGTCTTGATCGAGGGGAGGCGCGTCCCGGCCGGCGCAATCTTCACACCAGGGTCACTGAAAACATCCGCGACACTGGTTCGCGCAGCACGTGTTGTTCAGGTAGTGGGCATTGCGTTCACCGCATACGATCTGGGGCACGCAACTGGACAGTCGTTCAAGGCCAAGAGTGTGAAACCGATTACGGCCGAGGTGGTGCGACAGGCTGGTGGATGGGGCGCTGCCTATGCGGGCTTCAAGGTGGGCGGTGTGGCAGGCGCTGCAGTCGGTATCGAGACCGGGCCCGGCGCCGTGATCACAGGGCTGGTTGGTGGCATCATCTTCGGCGCCGCGGGCTATTTCGGGGCGGACTGGGTTGCCGATCACATCTACGAGAACTAAGGGGCTGGGGTGCTGAAGAAGATTGCTTCAATGTTCGGACGCAAGAAGGACCCCCTGGATGCATATCGCGTCGATCATCTGGCTGGGCGCACTGTCGATGCTGCGACGTTCCCCCAAAAGGACTTGCTGGTTGGCGAGGACCTTTATGCGTACCGACTCACGTTCATGGTTTCGAACGACGATGCAGACCGAGTGCGAAGTGCTATCGCGACTCAGTTCCTGATCCCATCCGTTGGGAGATATTTCATCGTCGAAGTCACCAATTCTCGCGGATACTCGATTCACGGAGCGGTCCGTCCCGAGTTCAACGGCGCCGTCGTGGAAATGCTCACCAACAGTGTGGACCTGCTTCACACGTTGGATGCGCTGCAGCTGCAACCGCTGCAGCCCTGGCTTGCCTTCCCAGGGTTTGATCCGGAAGGCGTTGGAAGCTTGCAGGGGAACATTGAATTTTGGTGGTCACACTTTTGGGCGCCGTTCTGGCGCTCGCTATCTGCTGCGAGACGGCTGCAATACCTGCAGTCAGCACCTGCTGTGTGGGCTGAATTCATCGAAACCCACCAGAGCAACTGAGCGGCAGACACAGCTCAATCACGGCTGCGACTGCCTAGCGTCTCGCACTGCCTCCACCGACAGCGAATAGGGCTCGAACCGTACCACCTCCTCCCCAAGCCAGTCGTTCAGTTCCGCAAACCGCATCTGCAGCGGCTTCACTTCGTTGGCCTCGAACACCTGGGCCGCCTTGGTCGCATCCCCGAAGCCGCCGGTGTTGTTGGGGATGATGCCCATGAGCTGCGGCGGCACGCGGTGAGCCGCAAGCTGGTCGTCGCGGGTCACGTTCTTGATGTTCCAGAACTCATCCTTGGCTGCCACTTCCGATACCGGGATGATCTGGATTCCTTTCTCCTTGCCGCCCGGCGCGTGGATGAACAGGTTCTTGAAGTTGCCCGGTCCCTTGGCGTTCTTCAGTGCCTCGCGCAGCCGATCGATGTCGCCCTGCTGCTGCGCGGTGTCGGTCATGTAGAGGATGAAGCCGGCGTGCGCGCCGTTGGTGTAGTAGCGCCGGCGGAACAGCGTGGCCGACTCGTTCAGCCAGGTCGCCTGCATGCTGGCCAGGTACTCCGGCAGCCCGTACACCTCCTGATTGATATCCGGCTCGCTCAGGTGCCAGACGCTGCCCGCCTCGAACTCGTGCGCCTGGCCGACCTCGGTCACGAAGAAATAGCGATCCAGATCCACACCGCGCCGCGTGTACTTGGCCAGCGCCGGCTGCAGCTTGAAGCGTGAGCCCAGGCGCGAGCGGCGCACCTCGGCGTAGCAGTTCCCGAAGATCGCGTATTCCAGCACCAGCCGGCCGAAGTCCGAGCGCGACAGCATTCGGTGCGGCTTGAAGGTGCTCACCAGGATGTTGCGCTTCACATAGATCGGCGAGCTATGGTGCACCGCGGCCCGGAACGACTTGGCCAGCGCATCCCACGGGATCGGCGGCTCGTACCATTTGCCGAAGCGTGCGCACTCCAAGTAGTCGATCAGCTCGCGGCGGTCCATCACCGGCACCGCATCGCCGAAGGTGAACGCCTCGATGTGTTGGGTCTGCTGGGTCATTCAAAAATCTCCATGAAGCTCTGGCTGTGTGCGCTTTCCCCTTCCAATGGCTCATGGCAAAGGGCGTGCATGATCGACCACGCCAGATCGGCGTGGCTGGTGGTCTTGCTGCGGCCGGCCTTGTAGGTCGCCTGCCGGCCGGAATCGGTCATCGTTTTCTTGATCGCCATGAAGGCCGCGGGAATCTCGGTCCAGCCGTGTTCCCACTGCAGGCGGCGCTTGCTGATCACGTCGTACGCCTTCAGCACCATGTAGTTCTTCAAGTCGGCCGAGTAGTTGAAGCCGCGCACGCCCGGATAGAACTGCTTCACCAGCTGGTACACGCCGGCACCGATGCCGGTGATGTCCATTCCGACGTACTGCACGTTGTAGCACTGGGTCATCAGGCGGATTGCCTCGGCCTGGGCCGCGAAGTCCAGGCCCTTCCACTGGTGCCGCTCCAGCACGCGGAACGGCCCGCCCGGCACCTTGGGCGGCGCCAGCACTACACAACCCGCGCTATCACCGCCGGTGTTCGAGCCAGCCGGGTCATAGCCGATCCACACCGGCTCATAGCCATACGGGCGCAGCGCCAGCTGCTTCACGTCCGCCCATTCGGCCCAGCTGTCCACCATGCACGGCTGCAGCATCGACAGCGGGAACACGCTGGTCGCGTCGTCCGCGAACTCGCACATGTAGAGCTGCCGGAACTCAAGCGGATTGCGCTCGCGCTCCAGCGTCTCCATGTTCAGGAAGCTGCATCCTGCTGCGATCGCGTCCATCACGGTCACGATCTGGCGCCACTGCGCATCTCCGCATAGCACGCCGCGCTGCAGCGCCGCGTGGCTGATGTCCACGCTGATGTGCTGGTCCTTCGGCCGCCCCTCGTTAAACAGCTCGCCAGACCAGAACGGGTAAGCTTCATGGCTGATCGCCGAGGGCGTCGAGAAATACGTCTGCCGGAACCGCTCATGGCTGGCCATGCCGGAAGCCACGTTGCGCAGCTGCGCGAACCGCGGAATCCAGAAAATTTCGTCGATGTAGACGTTGCCCGAATAGCTCTGCGTCGAGCGGAAGTTCGTGCCCAGGAAGTAGAGCTTGGCCCCGTTGGGCAGCTGGATCGGATCGCCCTTGAGCTCGATGCCGATCGTCTCGCGCACGAAGTCCTGCATGTACAGCCGGAACTGGTACGCCTGGGATTTACTGGCCGAGATGAAAATCTGATTCCGCCCGGTCAGCAGCGCATCGATCAGCGCCTCGCGCGCAAAGTAGAACGTTGCCCCGATCTGCCGGCTTTTCAGGATGGTGCGGATCCGGTGCTTCAGGCCCGCGCGATACCAGTGCTTGTTGTATTCGAACTGGCTCGCCTTGAAGGCCTCGACCAGCGCCTCCTGCTCAGCCTCGCTGATCGCGTTGCGCGTCGGCGCCTTCTTCGGCTTCGCGTTGCGGTTGGCCACCTTGGGGTTCAAGTCGGCTTCAGTACCGCCATTCTGGTAGCGGCCCACGCGCGCCTTGCGCTCTTCCGAGCGCTGCAGCTGCCGGTTCAGTAGATCGATTTCCTTGAAGTCGCGGCCTTCCTTGGCCGGCTTCAGCGTCAGCTCGATCAGTCGCGCCTCGAACGTCGCGTCGACGCGATCTGCCGGCGTGGCTTGGTCCCATTGGTCGCGGCGCTTCCAGCTGTGGATCGTCACCGGCTTCTCGCCGATCAGCTCGGCGATGCGGGCCACGCGCAGCCCCTGCCAGTAGAGCAGCTGGGCGCGGCGGCGCGGATCGGGGTTGTAGGTCAGGTCATCCATGGCGCAAGGATGTCGCGCCGATTCCCGCCCATCCCGCTACCGCCAATGTGCCCCGCGGTGGCACACCGGCCCTTGATTGCCGCCCCTGTCCCGCCGTCACCAACATGGCACCTGTAACCAGCGCCCACTGGGGCGAGCCACCGAACAGGGAGCCGAGATGGCAGGCAAGACGAAGTTTTTCCGCGTAGCGCTCGAAGGCGCCACCACCGACGGCCGCGTGATCCAGCGCTCATGGATCGAGCAGATGGCCAGGAACTACCGACCGTCTCGCTATGGCGCTCGCTGCAACCTCGAACACATCAAGGGCATTTCGCCCGATAGCCCATTTTGCGCCTACGGCGACGTGCTCGCCCTCAAGGCCGAAGCGGTGCAGGAAGAGGGCGGCAAGCTGGGCCTCTATGCCCAGATCGACCCCACCGACGAAGCCATCGCGCTGAACCGCAAGCGCAAGAAGGTCTACCCCTCGATCGAGATCGACACCGAGTTCGCCGACAGTGGCGAGGCCTACCTGGTAGGCCTGGCCTTCACCGACACCCCGGCCAGCCTCGGCACCGACATGCTCGCCTTCGCCGCTGGCGCCAAGGTCAACCCGTTCGCCTCCCGCAAGCTGCGCCCGGAAAACCTCTTCTCCGCCGCCGACTTCGCCATCGAGCTGGAGCTCGAGTCCGACGAAGACACCGGTCCCGGCATCCTCGACAAGGTGAAGCAGCTCTTCAGCCGCAGCGCCCAAGCCCAGGCCGGCCGCAACAAGGAAACCGACGAGGCCATCGAGCTCGTCGCCAGCGATCAAGCCAGCCTGCGCGAGGCCTACTCACGGGATGTGAACGCGCTGCGCACCGAGGTCGACAGCCTGAAGGCGGACCGGGACAAGGACCGTGAAGCTTTTGCTGCCCTGCGTGAAGCACTCAGCCAGCAAGACGGTGGCGGCCAGCGGCCGGCCGCCAAGGGCGGCGAGGTCAACCACGCAACCGACTGCTGATTGCCAGCGGCCCCCGATACCGAAAAGAGAGAAACCGCACCATGCGCAACGAATCCCGCCTTGCCTTCAAGCAGTACCAGATGCAGCTGGCCAAGCTCAATGGCATCGACGTCGAAGACTTGTCCAAGCGCTTCACCCCGACGCCCAGCGTCGGCCAGACCATCGAGAAGAAGATCCGTGAATCGAGCGACTTTCTCTCGCGCATCAACGCGTACGGCGTGCGTGATCTCAAGGGCAAGCGCATCGGCATGGGCGTGTCCGGCTCCATTGCCAGCCGCACCAATACCAAGATCAACCCGCGCAAGACCAAGGACGTCGCCGCGCTCGACGATCTGATGTACGAGCTGCACAAGACCGATTTCGATACCCACATCACCTACGAAATGATCGATCAGTGGTCGGAATTCCCCGAGTTCCAGACCATGCTGCGCGATGCCATCCTCGAACAGCAGGCCGCGGACCGCCTCATGATCGGCTTCCACGGCACGCACGTCGCGGCCAACAGCGATCCGGTGGCGTTCCCGCTGCTGCAGGACATGAACATCGGCTGGCTGCAGCAGTACCGCAACAACGCACCCGAACGCGTCATGAGCGAAGTGGTCGAGGCGTCGAACAAGGTCAAGGTTGGCGGCGCCGGCGCGGACTTCAAGAACATCGACGCCCTGGTCTACGACGCCGTGAACGGCCTGATCCACCCCAATTTCCGCGGCGCCACGGATCTGGTCGTGCTCTGCAGTACCAACACGCTGGCCGACAAGTACTTCCCGCTGATCAACCGCGACCAACCGGCCTCCGAAGTGCTGGCGAGCGACATCATCATCAGCCAGAAGCGCATGGGTGGCTTGCAGGCCATCGCGCCCACCAGCTTCCCGGATGGCACGCTGCTCATCACCAAGCTCAAGAACCTCTCGATTTACTACCAGAAGGAATCCCGCCGCCGCACCCTCCGCGAGGCGCCGGAATACGACCGGATCGAGAACTTCGAATCGGTGAACGAAGGCTATGTGATCGAGCGCTTCGAGGCCGGCTGCCTGGTCGAGAACATCGAGTTCGGCGAGGGCTGATCGTGAGCAGCCCATCCCGCCGCCACTTCGCGCGCGCCGTCGCGGCCAAGGAAGCCGCGGCTGCCGGGGCCGATCCCATGTCGCGCGCCGACGCCACCAATTACCAGCTGCAGCTGCTGCAACTCGCCGAACATCGCCGCCGCCTGAAGGGCGTCATGTCGATGGAAGGCAAGGCCGCACTCAAGCGCCAGATCCTGCCTGAGTACGCCGACTACGTGGCCGGCGTGCTCTCCGCCGGCACCGGCGCTCAGGACGATGTGCTGATGACGGTGATGGCCTGGCGCATCGACGTGGCCGATTTCGCCGGCGCGCTGGCCATCGCCGAGTACGCCATCCGCTACGGCTTGGCCATGCCGGATCAGTACCAACGCACCGCCGCGAACTGGATCGCTGAAGAGTTTGCCGACATGGCTCTGCGGGCTCACGCCGCCGGCGGCCTGATCGACCACGCCAGCCTGATCCGCGCGGACGAGCTCACGGCCGACAAGGACATGCCCGACGAGGTACGCGCCCGCCTGCGCAAGGCCATTGGCCTGGGCCTCGCCGCCGATGCACTGCCCGACGATGTGGCCCTGCGCGAGCAGGCACTGCAGTACCTGCGCCGCGCGCTGGAGCTGCACGACAAGGTTGGCGTGAAGAAAGACATCGAACGGCTCGAACGCGAGCTGAAGAACCTGGCCGGCGCCGCTGGCGCCAGCTGACCGAGCGTACCCCGCGCGACAGGCGGCGCGGGGTGGCGATGGCCCAACCCTGACCGGACGGCCGATCAAAGCCCCGCCCACCGCCTCCTGCATGAGGATCACCGATGTTCGTCGCAATCGGCCCCAACGCCACCGAGCCCGCCGGCGATGCCATCGTCAGCGGCGCGTTCTGGCCCGCCATCTCGCCGACGGATTTCCGCTTGGCGATGCGCGCAGACAGCGCCATCACCGCCAACCGGGTCCGCGGCGCACTGATCGAGGCCATCGCTGCGGTCAACGGCCAGTTGGCGCCATGGCGCCTGCAGCAGCAGGCCGGCGGCAGTGCCACCCTTGCTGCGGTGCCGGCAGAAGTGGTCGACGGCCAGAGCGAGAAGGTGCAGCGCTACGTGCGCGCGGTGTACTGCATCGCCAAGGCGAACCTGGTCGAGCGCTACCGCGATTACGACCTGACCCATACCGGCAAGGACAAGGCCGAAGAGCTCGACGAACCGATCGACGATCTGCGCCGGGATGCTGCTTGGGCCGTCGCCGACATCCAGCAGCGCCCGCGCTGCACGGTCGAGCTCGTATGAAAGTCCGCGCGCGTCAGGGCGATACCGTTGACCAGTTGTGCTGGCGCCACTACGGCCGCACCGGCGGCGTCACCGAGCAAGTGCTGCAGGCCAATCCCGGCTTGGCGGACCTCGGCCCAGTCCTGCCGCAAGGCCATCTCGTTGAACTACCCGACCAACCCGCACCGATGGCCGCGCGCCAGCAGGTGCAACTATGGGATTGACCATGCCAGAACCCATTACCACCAGCGGCCTCGGCGGCTTCGCTTTCTTCGGCGCCGTACTCGTCAGCCTGTTCCCCGGCGTCGATGCCGGCGTGGTCCTTGCCGCCTTCGGCGGAGCTGTACTGTTCGTCGCCACCTCGCCCGAACTGGGTGGCTGGGCCAAATTGCTCTACCTGATCGTATCGCTGATCGCCGGCTGCATGGCCGCCCCGTTCGCCGCCGCGCTACTCGGGCTGCTGCTGTTCGGGCAGGTCAGCGTCGATAAACCGGTCGGCGCGCTGATCGCCGCAACCATTGCCGTCAAGTTGCTACTGTGGCTGATCCGTCGCGCCGACGATCCCGCCGCGTGGCTCGATCTGCTCAGGGGGCGCAAGCAATGACTTACCTCGTCTGGATCAATGCGCTGCTGTGCCTGCTGATCGCCGGCCGGCTGGTGGCGTTCCGCCGTGACGGCGCCACGTATCGCCCTTGGGTGTCCTGGCTGGCCTACGTCATTGTCGTCGCTGCCGGCTCGGTGCCGATCCGTGTGCTGTTCGGCGTGCCGGTGCCGGTCGATGTGTCGACGGTGCTGATCAATGGCCTGGTCTGCCTCGCGCTGTTCTCGGTGCGCGGCAACCTGATGGCGCTGTTCCGCGCCGACGCGCACAGCCTGATCTGCCAACTGCTGGAGGGCCGGCGTCATGCGCGTCCTGCGTCTCGGTGATACCGGTATCGAGGTGCGCGAGCTGCAGCAACTGCTCGCGCGAGCCGGCTGGCAGGGCAAGGTCGACGGCTGGTTCGGTGAAGCAACCGAGCTCGCCGTCCGGGCCGCGCAGCAGCGTTATGGCCTGGTGGTCGACGGCATCGCCGGCCCCAAGACCTTCGACGCGCTCAAGGCGGGTCAGCGCCCACCCAAGCTGTTGACCATGCAGGATCTGCAGATCGCCGCCGACGCCCTCGGCGTGCCGCTGGCCAGCGTACAGGCCGTCAACGAAGTGGAAAGCCGCGGCAAAGGCTTCCTGCCCGATAGCCGCCCGGTGATCCTGTTCGAGCGCCACATCATGTACCGGCAGCTGCGCGCAGCCGGTCGCGATGCCGACGCGCTGGCCCAGCGCTACCCGGCAATCATCAATCCTGCCCGTGGTGGCTATGCCGGCGGCGCTACCGAGCACATGCGGCTTGGCCAGGCGTCTGGCATCGACGTGGATTGCGCGCTGGCGTCGGCCAGTTGGGGCGCCTTCCAGATCATGGGCTTTCACTGGGCATCGCTGGGCTACGGCAGCGTGCAGGATTTCGCGAGCGACATGCGCGAATCCGAAGGCCACCAGCTGCAGGCCTTCGTGCGCTTCATCCTGGCTGATACCGCCCAGCACAAAGCGCTCAAGGCCAGGAAGTGGGCCGACTTCGCCCGCGGCTACAACGGCCCGGCCTACAAGGAAAACCTCTACGACGTGAAGCTTGCCCGCGCCTACGACCGCTACGCCAAGGTGCCGGCATGACCTGGGCGCTGCTGCGTACCGTCGGCCTGCGCTGGCTGCTGCTGGCTGGCCTGGCCGCTGCCTTGCTCGGCTACGGCTGGTTGCGCGGCGCAGCCTCGGTGCGTGACGACTGGGAGCGCGCCGACCTGCGGCGCGATCTGCAGGATGCCCAGGCGCTGGTCACTGCCCACGACAAGGCCCGCCGCATCGAGCGAGATGCCGCCACCCGCGAGGCTGCCGCCGAACGAACCTACCAGGAGTCCCTGACCCATGAAAAAGCCCGTCACGATCGCCTGCTGGCTGATGCTCGCCGCGGCGCTGTCCGCCTGTCAGTCCCCGTCCGTACCGTCGACGCTTGTCCTGTGCCCGCAGCTGCCGCCGGCACCGGCCGCGGTGATGGTGAAGCGCGAGCCGAGCTTTCAGACGCGGCTGCAGGATTTCTTGTCGGGCTCGCCTTTGATGCCGACACCGTAGTGCGGCAGCTCACCGCCTGCCAAGCCATCGTCGATAGCGACCGCGAGGCGTCCCGTGCTCAAGCCCAATAGCCTGCGTGCTACGCTGCTGGCCAGCGTGCCGGGCCTCAGTGTCGATCCAGACCGATTGCAGATCTTTCTCGACGAGGGGCGGATCATCGCCACCGGTACGCGCTCGCACTCCTTTGAGTACGCCTACACGCTCAACGCCATCGTCACCGAATACGCCGGCCACGCCGACGCGATCGTGGTGCCGGTGCTGCAATGGTTGCGCCTCAACCAGCCCGACCTGCTCGACAACCCGGACAAGCGCCGCGACGGCTTCACCTTCGAGGCCGATCTACTCAGCCATGGTGGTGTCGATCTCTCCCTCAAAATTCAGCTGACCGAGCGAGTGGTGGTGCGCGAGGGCACCGACGGCAGCCTGATCGCCGAGCATTGCGAAGAGCCGCAGTGAACAACCTGCTCGATCTGCAGGCCCAGGTCGCTGGCCTGCTCACCCAGGTGGATGCCCCGGCCCGGCGCCGGCTCGCACGCGAGGTGGCCATCACCCTGCGCCGCAGCCAAGCCCAGCGCATCGCCCAGCAGCGCAATCCAGATGGCAGCGCCTATGCCGCGCGCAAGCCGCAGCTGCGCGAGAAGGGCGGCCGCATCCGTCGCGCCATGTTTGCCCGCCTGCGCACTGCCCGTTACCTGAAGCAACGGGCAGACGCCGACGGCGCCGTCATCGAATTCACTGGCCGCGTGCTGCGCGTGGCTCGCGTCCACCAGTTCGGCCTGCGCGATCGCGTTCGCCGCAATGGCCCAGAGGCGGATTACCCGCAGCGGCAATTGCTGGGCTTCACCGAGGCCGAAGAACGCATGGTGCTGGATCTCGTGCTCGCTCACCTCGGCGGCTGACGCTGTGCACCGCGCTCGCACAGTAGCCGCGCCGCGCGGGCGCGCAACTGCCGCGGCATGCTCCGCCCATGAACCCCATTCCTGATCTCGCCCGCCGCCTGGAAAGCCTGCTGCGCTTTGGCACCATCGCCCAAGTGGATCACGCCCACGCCCGCTGCACCGTCACTACCGGCGGCATCACCACCGAGTGGCTGCCCTGGCTCGCGCTGCGCGCCGGTCGCACCCGTTGCTGGAACCCACCCACCGCGGGCGAACAATGCGCCGTGCTGGCGCCATCCGGCGAGCTGGCCGGCGGCCTGGTGCTGGTCGGCCTCTTCAGCGATGGTGGCCCGGCGCCGTCGAGCAATCCCGACGAAACCCTGACCGTATTCCCGGATGGCGCCACGCTGCGCTACAACCACGCCACTCACGCCATGACGATCGACGGTATCGCCTCGCTGGTGGTCAATGCCTCGGACAGCATCACCCTGCGTGCCGGCAGCCAGGTGGTGCTCGATGCACCGCAAACCACCTCGACCGGTCAGCACACCATTGAGGGGCTGCTCATCTATCTGGCCGGGCTGGTCGGCGAGGGTGGCGGTGCCGGATCGGTCATCACCGGCCCGTTGACGCAATCCGATGGGCCGCTCACCAGCAATGGCATCGCGTTCGGCGCGCACCGTCACCCCGAATCCATCGGCGACATCACCGGGGTGCCGCAATGATCGGCATGGACGCCAACACCGGCCGCTACCTGGCCGACAACGCGCACCTGCAGCAGTCGGTGCGTTGCATCCTCTCCACGCCGATCGGCTCGCGCGTCATGCGCCGCGAGTTCGGCAGCCTGCTGCCCGAGCTGATCGACCAGCCCCTCGTCGGTGCCACGGTGCTGCGCATACTGGCAGCCTCGGCCATGGCGCTGATGCGCTGGGAGCCGCGGCTGCAGATCGATCGCATCAGCGTGTCCGTTGGAGTCGGCGGCAGCCTGATGGTGGACATCGAAGGCCAGTCCATTGACGGCCCGCGTCGCACCGGCGTCGCCCTGTCCGTGCCGCTTGCCTTGGGGGCTGCATGAGTTTTGATTTCTCCCGCCTGCCACCGCCGGACCTCATAGTCCGCTCCGATTTCGAGGCCATCCTCGCCCGGCGCAAGGCGGACCTGCTCAAGCTGGTACCAGCTGATCAGCGCGCCAACGTCGAGCGCACGCTCACGCTTGAATCGGAGCCCATGGCCATCCTGCTGCAGGAAGCGGCCTATGCCGAGCTGCTGTTCGAACAGCGGGTCAACGAGGCCGCGCTCGGCAGCATGCTGGCCACTGCCCAGGGCGCCGACCTCGACAACCGCGCTGCAGACTATGGCGTCAGCCGCTTGCTGATCACCCCGGCCGACCCTGCCGCCGTGCCACCGATTGCTGCGGTGTGGGAGTCCGACGATCGCCTGCGGCTACGCGCGCAGATGGCGCTGGAAGGGCTGTCTGTCGCCGGCCCGCGTGCCGCCTACGTGTTTCATGCGCTGTCGGTATCGGCGAACGTCGCCGATGTGGCCGTGCATAGCCCGGCCAGTGATGGGGTAGTGCATGTCCACGTGCTGGATGCGCGCGGCGGCGGCGTACCGGATGCCCAGCTACTGGCCGACGTGCAAGCCGCCCTGAGCGCGGAAACGGTCCGCCCCCTGTGCGACAAGGTCACGACGCTGGCCAGCGTGCCGATCAACGTCGATATCAGCGCCATCATCGAATTCGAGCCCGACGGCGAAGCCCTGTCCGGCAGCCTGTCTGGCGCCCGCGCCCGGCTCGATGCGCTGCTGCAGCAGCGCCGCGCGCTGGGCCAGGTGCTGCCCGTGTCGGCGATCGACGCGGCCCTGCATACCGATGGTGTGCGGCGGGTGCGCGTGCTCGCTCCGACCGCCGATGTGGTATGTGCGCTCAACGAATTCCCGCGCGCCGCAGCGATCACCCTGGAGCGCTGGGCATGACGCCACGCAGCCTGCTGCCGCCCAACCAGACCGCCATCGAGAACGCGCTGGCGCTGTCCCGTCGGCCAGCGGCGGATCCTTCGGCATTGCGCCACCTGAGCGATGCCGCACGCTGCCCGGCGCAGCTTCTGCCCTGGCTGGCCTGGGCGCGCTCGGTGGATCGCTTCGAGGCCGCCACCACCGAAGAGCAGCAGCGCGCCGTGATCGCCTCCTCGATCAGCGTGCATCGGCGCAAGGGCACGGTCGCCGCGGTACGCCAGGTGTTCAGGGATCTTGGGCTCGGTGAAGTCACCATCGACGAAGGCGCCAACGGGCACAGCTACGACGGCAGCACCAGTTTCGATGGCTTTGCCAACTATGACGATGTCGGCGGCTGGGCCGAGTACCGCGTCCATGTCGACAAGCTGCTTTCGGTCGAGCAGGCCGCCTTGGCCCGCGACATCCTCACCGATGTCGCCCCGGTGCGCTGCCACCTCTGGGGCCTCGACTTTACCGGCGCCGAACTGCTCTACAACAACCTCGCCGCCTTCGACGGCAGCTACACCTACGGAGTCGCCTAAATGGCCAACCTCAACGAACCGCCCGTTCCTGGCTTCCCCGGCGTCTACCAGCTGGAACTGACCGACCGCGTGAAGGGCGGCGCCGGCGGCACCGCCAACCGCCAAGCCGAGCAGTTGGTCGAGCGCACTGCGCACCTCAAGCAGCGCGCCGACGCGGGCGATGCTGCACTCGTGGCACACGCTACCGCGGATGATCCGCATCCTGCCTACTGGAACAACACCCGAGGCGACGCCAAGATAGCCGCTGCCATCGCGGCGTTGGTGGCAGCCTCTCCATCCACGCTCGATACGCTGGCCGAGCTGGCCACAGCGCTGGGCAATGATCCGAACTTTTCGACCACGATCCTGAACGCTTTGGCTGGGAAGTCCGCGATCACCGGCATCCAGACGCAAGCCTATTCCGCGTTTGCCACCACGGGCGCCGCGCCCAGCTTCGCGCTCACGCCGGCACCGGGCCTGGCCGCATATGCTGCCGGGCAACGCTTTCGGGTCAAGTTTCATGCCGCCGGCACCACGGGTAGCAACCTGCTCAACATCAGCGGGTTGGGCACCAAGTCTCTGATGCAGTACGACGCCAACGGCAACAAGGTTGCGGCCACGATCAAGGCAGCTCAGCTCGCCGATGTCGAATACGACGGTGCAGACATGGTGGTGCTGGATGCGTTACCGGCCAACACTATTCCGGGCAATGCGCAGGTGTTCACAGCCAGCGGCTCGTTCACCGTGCCGGCCGGTGTAACAAGGGTCATGGTCGAGTGCTGGGGCGGCGGTGGCGGTGGCGGTGCTACTGATGTCGTCTCAGGAAGCGGTGGCGGCGGCGGTGCGGGAGGTTATGGCCGGGGCCTATACGCCGTTACGCCGGGGCAAGTTATCGCTGTGACGATCGGTAGTGGTGGCTTCGGTGCAGCGGCAGGATCAACCGCGGGTGCCGGCGTGGGTGGAACGTCTAGTTTTGGGTCGATGCTCTCCTGCACGGGGGGCGGCGGTGGGGTAAGTCATTACTCAGGGGCAAACGGCGGTCCTGGCGGCACTCCGGTTGGCCACAACGCAGGTGGCTGGAGCGGCCAAAACGGAACGTCCGGTGTTTATTCGTCCGGGCCGATCATAACGGCGTCGGGGTATTCGGTTTCCGGCGGCAGCGGAGGTGGTCCTGCCGGCGGCGCGGGATGCGGCGGAGGCGGTGGCAGCCCGAGCGGCGTTTCAGGCCAGGCCAGGGCGGGTGGCATCGGTAGCGGCGGGGGCGGAGCAGCTGGCCGCGATGGAGGCAACAGCTACACGCCGGGAGCTGCGGGCGGCCCAGGTATGGTCGTGGTGTACTGGTAAGGGGCAAGCATGAGAACCTATGCACGTATTGAGCAGGGCGTCGTGGTAGAACTGCTGCAAGCCGAGCAGCTGCCAGAATTCCATCCATTGTTGAACTGGCGGGATGTGTCGACCGTGCCGGGCATTGCAGAGGGTTGGCGCGAAACCGGTGAGAGTTTTGTGGCACCGGTGCCAAGCATCAGCCCTGAGGCCGCCCTCGCAATGACGCGTGCCACCGCCAGGGCACAGATCAACTACTGGCGCGACACGCAGGAGCGCGCCGCCATCGTGTTCGATCACGCCGGCCACCGCTGGGATGCCAGCTTGCAGGTGCGCGATCGCCTGAATGCCACGCTCGGCAGCCTCAATGCGTACGGCCTGCCGGCCGGCTTCTTCTGGACGGATGCGGATAACATCGACGTGCCCATGACGCAGCTGGAACTGCAGGCGCTGGCCGAAGCGCACGAGCGCGCCATCTTCGCCCGCGGCTGGCAGATCCACGCGCGCCAGCGCGAGCTCAAGCGCCAGGTGGACGCCGCCAACGCCGAAGAGCTGGCCAGTTTCCGCCCGGATTGGCCAGGCACCGCTGCTGCATAGCGGCTGGCCCGTGTGCGCGCCGCCGGCACAGTACCCGGCGGCGGCGCTTCGCACAGCGGCTCGGCATCCTGAGGGCTGATCAACCCCGCACAGGATCAGCCCCATGCCGGCAGACTTTCACCATGGCGTGCGCGTCATCGAAATCAACGAAGGCGTGCGCACCATCCGCACCATCAGCACCGCCATCATCGGCCTAGTGGTCATCGCCACCGATGCCGATGCCGCGGCCTTCCCGCTCAATACCCCTGTCCTGATCACCAATGTGCGTCAGGCCATCGGCAATGCCGGCACCCAGGGCACGCTGGCCAAGTCGCTGGAAGCCATCGCCGATCAGGCATCCCCATTCATCGTGGTTGTGCGCGTGGCGGAGGGCCAGACCGCCGCTGAAACCACCAGCAACGTCATCGGCACTACCACGGCAGAGGGCAAGAAGACCGGCATTAAGGCGCTACTGGCCGCCCAGACCGCGCTCGGCGTCACGCCGCGCATTCTGGCCGCGCCCGGCCTGGATACCGTGGACGTGGCTACCGAGCTGGTCAGCGTGGCCAAGGAAATGCGGGCCATGGTCTATGCCAGCTGCTGGGATTGCGCCACCAAGGAAGCGGCGGTCCTTTACCGCGAGAACTTCGGCGCCCGCGAGATCATGCTGCTCTGGCCGGACTTCACCGCGTGGGATACCGAGACGGATGCCGTCGGCACCACCTGGGCCACGGCACGGGCAGTGGGCCTGCGCGCAGCGATCGACGAGGAACAGGGCTGGCACAAGTCGCTGTCCAACGTCGCCGTGAATGGCGTCTCCGGCGTTACGCGGGATGTGTACTGGGATCTGCAGAACCCGGCCACGGATGCGGGCTACCTCAACGCCAATGAGGTGACCTGCCTCATCAACAAGAACGGCTATCGCTTCTGGGGCAACCGCACCTGCTCGGATGAACCGCTGTTCGCCTTCGAGACGGCCACCCGCACCGCCCAGGTACTGGCCGACAGCATCGGCGACGCCATGATGTGGGCGAACGACAAGCCGCTTACGCCCACGCTGATCAAGGACATCGTCGAGACCATCAACGCCAAGATGCGCGAGCTCAAGGCCAACGGCTACATCATCGACGGCCGCGCCTGGTACGACGAAGACGTGAACACGCCGGCTACGTTGAAGGAAGGCAAGGTCACCATCGATTACGACTACACCCCGGTGCCACCCGCCGAAAACATCATGTTCCGGCAGCGCATCACCGATCGCTACTTCGCGGATTTCGCCGCCCAGATCAACGGTTAACCACCGATGCGGGCCGGCACGCCGGCCTGCCATGACAAGGAACCCCCATGGCACTGCCACGCAAGCTCAAGAATCTGATGATGTTCGTGGATGGCGTCGAGTACGCCGGCCAAGTCCCAAGCGTCACCTTGCCCAAGCTCACCCGCAAGACGGAAGCCTACTCCGCCGGCGGCATGGCCGGCGCGGTCGGCATCGACCACGGCCTCGACGACGATGCGCTGATTGTGGAATGGGAGCGCGGCGGCTGGGCGCGGGAAGAAACCCGCGCGCTCGGCACGGCCCGCCTCGATGGCGTGCTGATCCGCTTCACCGGCTCGCTGCAGCGGGAAGACACCGGTGCCGTCGATTCGGTGGAAATCATCATGCGCGGCCGTCACGAGGAAATCGACCGCGGCGAGGCCAAGCGCGGTGAGGACACCAGCACCAAGATCAAGACGCGCTGCGCCTACTACAAGGAAACCTTCAACGGCATCACGGACGTCGAGATCGACGTGCTGAACATGGTGGAGGCCTACGGCGGCGTCGACCGCCAGGCCGAGCACCGCCGCGCCCTCGGCCTGTAACTCCGTTGAACTGATCAGGAAGCCACCCCATGACTCAAACCGCTACCGCCGTTGTCACCCTCGATACGCCCATCCAGCGCGGTGAATCCACCACCATCACCGAAATCACCCTGCGCAAGCCGGGCGCCGGCGAGCTGCGCGGCGTTTCCCTGGTGGAGCTCTCCCGCCTGGAAGTCGGCGCGCTGATGACGGTACTGCCGCGCATCTCGCAGCCCACCTTGCTGCCCGAGGAAGTGCGGCAGATGGATCCGGCCGACCTCCTGCAGTGCGGTACGGAGATTTCCAGTTTTTTGCTGCCGAAAGCGGTGAAAGCGGAATACCAGATCGAGTAGAGGACGCCATGGCGGACATCGCCACCGTCTTCCACTGGCCGCCCCAGGCCATGGATGGGATGGCGGTGTCCGAGCTGATGGCCTGGCGCGAGCGTGCCCGCGTCCGCTGCGGCAGTGACGAGGCGTGATCCGCGCCACGCACTGCCGTTTTTCTTTCCCTTATCCTGCAGGTGTCTCGTGCCGCCCGTTGCCCATGTCCGACCTCGCCATTGCCCTGGTTACGCTCTGCCTGGATCTGCTGCTCCGCACCGCGCTGCTGCTGGGCAAGCTGCTGCGGTGGGCCAGCCGTTTCACCGCGCGGCTGATCAGTGCGCGAGGTGCGCGCAGTGAATCGCGAGCTTCGCCTGCAGGTGGTACTGAGCGCGATTGATCGCGTCACCGCGCCACTCCGGCGCATCAGCAGCGGCAGCAGTGGCGCCGCCAAAGAGCTGAACAGCCTGCGCAGCAAGCTGGCGGACCTGCAGAAGGTGCAGGGTAATATCGATAGCTACCGGCAGGCCTCGCGCGCTGTCGGTGTGGTGGCCGGCAGGCTGCGCCAGCAGCGGGATATCGTTGCCCAGCTGCGCCGGGAGATGGAAGCCACAGAGCGCCCCAGCGCTGCCATGCTGCGCACACTCAAGGTAGCCCAAGGGGAATACAGCGCGCTGCGCACAGCCCAAACCCGCAACATCGAGCGTATGCGCCAATCGCGTGATGCGCTCGCCGCCGCCGGCATTGAAACCAAGGCACTGTCGCGCCATCAAGGCCAGCTGCAGCAGCGCATCGACGAAGCTAGCGCCGCCATCACCGTGCAGAAGGGCAAGCTCGGCCAGCTCAATGCCGAGATGCAGCACCTGGCCAAGCTCAAGGCCGCCCACGGCAAAGCCATGATGGCGACCGGCGTCGCAGCGGGTGCCGGCTACGCCATGCTCGCCGCTGGCCAGGCCGGGCAGCGCGCCATGATGAAGCCGATCGGCGCCTATGCCGAAGCCGAGGATGCACGCACCCAGCTGCGCGTGTCGCTGATGGGCGCAGATGGCAGGGCCTCCGCCGAGTTCGCCCGGATCGATGCCCTGGCCACCCGGCTGGGCGATCGCCTGCCCGGCACCACAGCCGATTTCCAGAACATGATGACGATGCTGGTGCGCCAGGGCATTCCCGCACGGAACATCCTCGGCGGCGTCGGCGAAGCCACGGCGCTGCTCGGCGTGCAGCTCAAGATGGCGCCGGATCAGGCCGCCGAGTTCACCGCCAAGCTGCAGGACGCCACCCGCACCGCCAACGGCGACATGCTGGCGCTGACCGACACCATCCAGCGTGCGTTCTACCTGGGCGTTGATCCCGGCAACATGCTCGAAGCCTACAAGGGCCTCGGCCCGGTGATGGACATGATCAGGCAGAAGGGGCTGGAAGGCGCCAATGCCATGGCCCCGTTCGTGGTGATGATGGATCAGGCCGGCATGCGCGGCGAATCGGCGGGCAACGCCATCCGCAAGGTCGTGGCCGGCTCGCTCAACGTCGGCAAGATTGCCAAGGCCCAGGCCGATCTGCTCGCCACCACCGGTGTGCGGCTGAATCTGGACTTCACCGATGGCAAGGGTGAGTTCGGCGGCTTCGACAAGTTGATGCAGGAGCTCACCAAGCTGCGCGGCCTCGATACCGTCACGCGGCTGCAGGTACTCAAGGACATCTACGGCGACGACAAGGAAACCAACGAAGTCCTCTCCAAGATCATCGAGAAAGGCCAAGCCGGTTACGACGACGTGCTGCAGCGCATGCGCGATCAGGCCAGCCTGCAGCAGCGCGTGAACGAACAGCTCGGCACGCTCAAGAACCTGTGGGAGGCAGCCAGCGGCACCGCCACCAACATGCTAGCCGCCTTCGGCGAAGCCATCGCCCCGGAGCTCAAGGCCCTCACCGAATGGATCACCGAGACAGCCGGCGCCGTGCGCAACTGGGCATCGGAAAACCCGCGCCTCGCCGGCACGCTGATGAAGGTGCTGGGCTTCGCCGCGCTGCTGATCACGGCCCTGGGCGGCATCGCGGTGGCAGCCGCTTCGGTGCTGGGCCCCATGTTGCTGTCGCGCTTCATCCTGGCGCGCGCCGGTCTCGCGCTGTTTGGCCTGGGCGGCGGCGCCCGGGCGGCTACCGCTGGGCTGTCCCTCGCGCAGCGGGTCGTGGCGGCACTGCCCGGTGTACTGGGCAATGCCTGGCGGCTGATCAGCATCGTCGGCCAGGGCATGCTCTGGCTTGGCCGCGCCTTGATGCTGAACCCGATCGGGCTGGCTATTGCCGTGATCGCTGGCGCGGTGTATCTGCTGTGGCGCTACTGGGGCCAGGTGGATGCCGCCTTCCGGCAGTACCCCATCCTGAACTACGTGTTCCCCGTGATCGGCGCAGCCCGCGCGCTGATCAACAACTGGGGGCAGGTGTCCGGCTTCTTCCGTGCCGTGTGGGCCGAGCTGCAGGGCGCCGCCGCCGGTGGCCTGTCCGGCATCGCCGCGCTGATCATCAACTGGTCACCGCTGGGCCTGTTCCACCGCGCCATGGCGGCTGTGCTGTCCTGGTTCGGGATCGATATCCCGGCCAAGTTCACTGACTTCGGCCGCATGCTGATCGATGGCCTGATCGCGGGCATCAACCAGAAGTGGGAAGCCCTCAAGGCTCGGCTGTCCGCGCTGGGCGACAGCATCAGCGGCTCGGTGAAAGATGCGCTCGGCATTCGCTCGCCATCGCGGGTGTTCGCGGCAATTGGTGGCTGGACCATGGCTGGCCTCGCCCAGGGCCTGGAGCGCAACCAGCAAGGCCCGTTGTCCGCGGTATTGGAAACCGCGCGGCGCCTGGCCATCGCCGGCAGCGGCATCGCCCTGGGCACCTTGCCGGGTCAAGCCGGTGCCGATCCGCTGCGCATCGATACCCGTCCGCCACTCGCTGCCCGCGTTGGCGGCGGCATTCAGGTGGGCGGCGATCAGATCACCATCGAAATCAAGGTAGGGCCGGGGCAGGACATGGGCGAGCTACGGCAGATGCTGGCGCAGTTGCTGGATGAGCGCGAGCGCGGCAAGGCGGCACGTCTGCGCTCGATGTTGTCGGATCGCGATTGAGGGTGGCCAGCATGATGATGGCGCTTGGGATGTTCGTGTTCGGGCTGCGCACCGTGCCCTATCAGGAGCTGCAGCGGCAGCTCGCTTGGCGGCACGCCAGCACCGCCCGCGTCGGGCTGCGCCCGGCCCGGCAATACCTGGGCAAGGATGATGAAACCATCACGCTCTCCGGCGTGCTGCTGCCGCAGCTCACCGGTGGCCCCTCGTCGCTGGCGGAGCTCGAAGCGATGGGGGATGAGGGCGCTGCCTGGCCGCTGCTGGATGGCGAGGGCCGTATCTATGGTCTCTACGTGATCGAATCGCTGCAGACCACAGCCAGCCTGTTTTTCAGCGACGGCGCCGCCCGCCGCATCGAGTTCAGCCTGGTGCTGAAACGCATCGACGACGATGCGATCGATCAGATGGGCACACCACCGCTCGCCAAGGAAGTCGCATGACGGACAGCCGCAACAACCGCGTTGCTCGCCCACTGTTCCGCCTGGCGCTGAATGGGCAGGACATCACCCGCCGGCTGGAAGATCGCCTCGAATCGCTCACCCTCACTGACAACCGCGGCTTCGAAGCGGATCAGCTGGATGTCACGCTGCTCGACCACGACGGCCAGCTCGCCATCCCGCGCCGCGGCGTGAAGTTGTCGCTCGCGCTGGGCTGGTCGGATACCGGCCTGGTCGACAAGGGCACCTATATCGTCGATGAGGTGGAGCACAGCGGCAGCCCGGACAAGCTCACCCTGCGTGCCCGCAGTGCGGATCTGCGCGCCGGCCTCACCACCCAGCGCGAACAGAGCTATCACCGCCAGACCGTGGGTGCCATCGTGCGCAGCATCGCCGCACGGAACCAGCTGCAGGCTGTGCTGGGCAAGGGCCTGGCCGATGAGCTGATCGAGCACATCGACCAGACCAACGAATCAGATGCCAACCTGCTCACGCGCCTTGCCCAGCAGTGCGATGCCATTGCCACGGTCAAGGCAGATCGCCTGCTGTTCTGCCGTGCCGGCCAGGCGCAAACAGCGGGTGGGCAGCCCATCCCCACGGTCACCATCACCCGCGCCAGCGGCGATAGCCACCGCTTCACCTTCGCCGATCGGGATGCATTCTCGGCCGTGCGCGCCTACTACCACGATGCCAAGGCAGCGAAGAAACAGAGCGTGTCGGTGGATGGAAAAGGAGTGAAGTCAGGGCGAGGCACAGATCCCAGCGCGGACAACGTACGCGTGCTGCGCCACACCTACGCCACCAAAGCCACCGCCACGCGGGCAGCAAAAGCGGAATGGGAGCGGCTGCAGCGCGGCGTCGCGCAGTTCTCGCTCACCTTGGCCCACGGTCGGCCAGACCTCTACCCGGAAACGCCGGTCACGGTGTCCGGCTTCAAGTCGGAAATCGATGGGGAGGGGTGGCTGGTGGTGAGAGTGGCCCACGCCCTGGGTGGGGGTGGGCTCACGAGCGCGATTGAGCTTGAGCTGGCGCCATAGGTGCCACCATGCGTGCTGAGCGGTAGGGCATCGGCAAGCTAGTGCTGCGGAACCCCAGGGGGAGCATATAAACCGGTCGCCGCGATGTCCTTCCACATGACTGGCAATTCCAAGCCATGGCGGCGTATCAGTTTCACCTTGTACATATCCTCATCTGCTTCTGCCAGCATGTCTTCGGGCATCATCGGCAAGTCGGTCTGCATGAATTTGCCAATGCTGGCACCTAAAACGACTTCGCGTTTATCCAGCAGATAAGGCTGGGCGAGGGAGCGATTGATTTTGTCGCGAACAATGGCGACGGCCTTGCCGGTGGTATCCGGCAGAATGATGATGAATTCATCCCCGCCCATGCGGGCCACGGTATCCGTCGTGCGTACGCACAGCATAAGCCGAGCAGATACGATTTTAAGGATCTGGTCACCGGCTTGGTGGCCCAATTCATCGTTCACCAGTTTGAAGCCATCCAGATCAATCGCCAGGATGCCGATGAGGTGGTGCATCCGATCTGCCATGCCGAGCGCAATGGTAAGGCGGTCGAGTAACAATGCTCTGTTCGCCAGCCCAGTCAGTGGGTCGTGATGCGCGTCGTACTGTAAAACACGCAGTAGTTCTTCCAGTTGAGTCACCCGTCGGCGTAGCCGCTGGTTCTCCTGCCTAAGCGTTTCCATATGGATCTCCTGAACCATGAACTGGCTTCCAGCCAGCCAAAGTTTGTACAACGCAGCTTAGTAGTCGATGAGAACCAATAAGCAGATGAAGGGGCGAGTCTTTCAAATGATTTGATCGATTCGCGAAGGTCAATCCCAGCAACGTTGAATTGTGCTGAGAACGTGCAGCGCTAACGCGGCGCATCCCTGTCCAACAGATGGATCAGCGTTAATAGCGTCGCTGCACCGAGAAATGCCGCCAGTAAGCCGGGAACGCTAATGGCGGAAGGATCTTGCATGTCGTAGCCATAAAACAGGGCGCTCATCACCACGGCCCCCGAAGCGCCGATAACCAGCTCTTGCATGAGCTCAAGGCGTGCAAAATCCAGCCGGCGATAAACCAACAGGTGCGCGCCCGCAGCGACGGCCAAGCCAACAAGGACACAATCGAGAAGCACCATGGTTTTCTCCACAAAACGTCTGGCGGGCGTCGCTCACAAGCGATGCTGAGACCAGTCGTAGGGTCGGCCAACAATCGGCCGGCGCGCAGCGCGTTGCTCGGGCGCCGGGGGTAGGATCAGCTTTCTTGCCTTGGTTTCGGCTTTTACTGGTCGCTTTACATTCAGCACCAGGATGTTGGTAGGTTTCATTTTTGTATCTCAATGTCAGTGTCGGGGAGATCACCGCCAGCGGCGGCGCGGCCAGCAGTGTGTGTTGTTCAGGCATAGGCCCCACCTTGCGGGGTGGCCTATCAGCGAAGGCTTGGGTGCGCGATCACGCGCATAGGTGGCTTCTGCTGGGGGTAGTGCCTTGTCCGGGGCTCGAGCTGCGCAGGTAAGGCTTGAAAGCGCCATGGGGCGCACGCATTCCCGGCTGAGCATGGCCGGATCAAAAGGGCGGGATATCGGGAAGAGCTACAGGCTGCGCCACAGAAGGGAGGGGGCAGGCTACCGAAGTCCCACGGGTAGCCAGCGCAGCTTGCGTGCATAAGAAAGCACGAAAACAGTGTGCGCCCCTTTTCAGCAAAAGGACATCACTATCGCCCAGAAGGGCATTGGTCAGACGAGCGGTGGCCGCTGCACCTATGAAGCCTCGCCTGTTGGCGCCTGGTTGTTACCTGGGCTGTAGCCTGCTTTGTTGAACCGGCCCCATGTCGGTTTGGCGCCGTAGCCCTTCCCGGTAAAGGATCGCGCCAATCTGCCCCAGCACAGCCAGGTCATCCTCCGTGAGGTGCTTGGTCAGCTGCATCCAGCTCACCAGCTCAGCCAGTGCTTCGTTGACCCCGGCGGTACTGCCAATTGCATCCAGCACTTCGGCGTTGGTCTGCATCATCAAGAGTAGCGAGATACTTCGCCTGTCGCCTGCGTCCACAGTGCGTCTCCAGTCAGTGCCCCTCGGCCAGAATACGCGCAATCGTGGTGCAGCACGCCCATCAACAGAGGTGGACCGCTGCCCGGTCACTTGTAGCGGGCCGGCCACCGGCCCTCGCGCTTTTTCGAGTGCCAGCCAGCGGAAACGCGGAACGCATCCCAGCCGAAAACTGCGCAAAGCGCTGCACCGCCTATTCCCCGCACCCGCGTGCCTGCCAGTTCTGGTTCGCCGGATAGTGGCTGCTGCTGGTCGCGGCCAGCGCTTCCGCTGCGGTGTCGTACACGGTCCACACCTCTCTGGACCCACTCAGCGGGATCGCATCCACATACTGCAGGCGGATCTCTTCGACGGTGAGCTTGTGGGTGCTGGTCACCCATTTCCCGCGGGCGTGGTCGAAGTAGCGAAAGCTGAAGACTTCCTTGGTGTACATGGCATTGCGCTCCTAAAAGCTCAAATATAGAACGAACGTTCTATTTTGGCCAACGGAAGCGATGGTTGGAGGGTGGATTGTGCAAACGGGAGAGCGATGAATCTTGCGGTAGCTAGATCCCCAACCGGCGCTGGGCGGTGTTGGCCATCTGCAGATGCAGACGGATGCTGCGCACATTGAACACGAAGTACAACCGATGGAGGGTAGACCGCCAGAAACAAAAAAGCCCGCGATCGCGGGCTTTTTTCAAGTGTACAGTACGATTAACGCTAGGCCTTGCGAAGTCTGCCACGAAGCACATCGATCGCATGTTCAAGAGATTGCTTCTGCTCGTCGTTCCACGGGACGTACATCTCAGAGCAGGGTGCATCAACGCTAAGCGCGCCGTCTAAAAGCTTACGCTTCATGCGATGAACCTTGGCATCGTTCGCCGCCGCCTCTTGGAAAGGCACAACTTTCCTGTCCCGTATGTACATAACATATCCCCGATCGACCAAAGAAGTAACAACGTGCTCGATGCGAGCACTATCTTTTAGATTGTTACTACCGTTGACAAGGTCCGTGAATTTTACCTCACCCCCTGTCATTACGTCTCTTTCCTTAGCAGTTTCTACTGCTTTTATTACACATTTGTTTTGCTTGAAGCAAGGGATCGCATGGATGGCACCAGAACCTGCGAAGTAGCCTTCGGGCAGCTCATGGCCGGATCCCTGCTTGTTCAAGCATTCTCCATCAGGAGCGCTAAACAGCCTCATAACGATAGACGTTCCGTCTGCTTCCACAGCTGGATGCGGTCCCTGAAGGTCTGTGCGCAACCAATCTTGCCACTCTTGAATCAGCTGACCATTCCCAGCGAACAAGGCACAGGCCTGCAAATGAGGCAAAAGCAAAATCTTGTCAAACCCAGAATCATCTATGTAAACCAATCGCTCATCAAGCTCTTTCGACCAACGGGAGTCTGCAGACATCCGCTTGGTTGCATAGTCAAACACGTTCGTAGTCATTTTTTTATTTTTCCCCAGAGTAGGACGTTTTTTCCGTTTGTCTACCACCTATGAATACACTTTTTCGGGCAGAAGGTGTCTTCGGGCTTCCGAACGGCATGCCAGGGGCATGTCGATGAAGTTGCCCCAGAACTGCGAATGCGTGCTCAGACGGTTTTGTAAGCGATAGCGCTCGCCCTGAGCGCGCCTCTGCCACGCGCGGTGTCTACCAGGCGCTTTTCGGTCCGCCTGCTGACCTGCTGTCAGCAAGCGCCAGCCTGTTGCGCCCCGTAGGTGGCTTGGCTCTTTGTGTATCCATCTCCGGCACTGGATGAAAGCTGCTCAATGAGGCCTTTGCACGAGAACCCGGAGATGCTGAGGTATTGCTTTGCAGACCTCACTGCCTGCTGATTCCAATCAACTTTCAGGCTATCCACCGCCACGGTAGCATCGGCAACTTTATAGCCGTCGCCCGCATCTGCTGAGAGCTGCTGGATAAGCCCGTTTCGTGAGAATCCAGAAATGCTGAGGTATTGCTTTGCAGATCTAACCGCATTCTGTTGGGGGCCAGTTAAACCTTGTGCCCAGGTAGGCATTATCCAGAAAACGCTGGATGCAACAAGCATGACCCAGGTTGGCTTGAATGTTTTTTCCATGTATTGCTCTTTGATAAAATTACTGCGTGAATTTATAGATTTCAAGCGGAATATTGCTTGGGATTTTGAATGGAAGTTTATTCGCATGGGAAGCGCCTACTGAAAGCAATAGTTGTGATAAGCTCTATCGAAGTGTCTTCTTTCCATTTTTTTCCTGAAGAGGGACTCCTTACTTCTTGGTCTATCACTGAAAGAATTATTTCTTGATCAAGCGCCAAATTGTTCGGCATGCAAAACAATGGTTTCTGTTTGTTGGCTTGCAGTACGATGTTAGCCCAGAAGACACCTCTGCCGACGCCAACCAAGTAGTCATTAAATGAGCTTTGGCTTTTTTTGAATTCATAGTAATAGCGGACAGGTATGTCTGCCAGTGTCCGTTGTGAGATGCATGCACTGCACAGTGCTGTGCCCACAATGATTTTCGAGAAATGTTTTATTTTCATATGTTGTGTTACTCAGCAATGAAAAGCCCGCCATCGCGTCGATGATGCTGTGAAAACTGAAGATTGACGTGCCTAATAGGGGTTGGGGCCATTGGCGCAGCTAATCGTGTTGTGCCAAAACACCGTGCCAGACCCTCCATATTGAGGGGGCAGCAAGCCTTTTGCCACTGTAGTGTTTGCTATGAATGCTTCGTCTGTATGTGATAGCCCTTGCTTCCGAAGTTTTACTAGGGCGAAACAATTGGCGGCCACCTCATTCGAGGTGGGGATTGCCAGATGCGCACATTCATGTATTTTGATAAATTCTTGGAGGAGAGGGGGGTTACTCCAGAATTGTGGGCCGTACGTAATTATGGGGTGCCCGTCAGGCGTATATTGTGCTAGGGCCTCGTAAAATCCTGTTGTTCCGTGTACTTCATAAGCTTGTACAATTTGCCCGGTGAACTGGTTTTTTGCCATGCATACTGCGTAAGCATTGCTCGCGAAGCAAAGCAAAAATAAGATTAGAAATCTTTTAATAAACATTCGGTTCTCCACTTCTAAGTGTTGGCTTTCTTGCAGCGTTATAGCACCCAAGCCCCAAACAACACTCCGCCAAACGCAGCCATCGCAGCCACAGCCATCCACCGCCCGCGCAGCTTGTGCAGCGCCACGGCGTGATCCACATCCTGCTGCGTCTCCCGCCCGCGTGCTGTTTCCACCAACTTCTTCAGCTGATCCCGCTCTTCGCGCAGCCAGGTAATCGTTGCCTGCCTTTCGCTGTCCTGTTTGCCTTGCACACTGCGGGTTGCCGCGCGGTAGGTATCGAGTTCACCGCGCACCTTGGCCAGCTCCTCCGCATGTGCCCGATCCCGCTTGTCCTGGATATTCCGCGCTGCCGTCTTCAATGCCTGGCCTTCGCGCATCAGCTTCATCATCTGCGCGCGGTTCTCGGCGCATTCGGGGCATTCGGCTTCCACGGTGGTGGTGCCGGTCAGGGTGTCGAGGTGGGCCAGCACGCCCTGCAGTTGTTCGAAGGTCAGATCCTTCAAAAAGCTGCTGCCGCATTGCCGCAGTGCGAAGTCGTTCACGCGCTGGCGTAGGCCGCCGTCTTCGCTGGTACGGGTCAGGATCAGGCGCAGTAGCCGGCCGCGCTTCTTGTCGCCCTTCAGCGAATCGATCTCTTGCAGCAGTGCTGCCTCGGCCTGCGGGAAGAGGGCCGTGGTGAGCTGCTGCAGGCTGCGGCCGGTGGCACGGTGCACCAGCTTCCACGCGCGCCGCGCTTCCTGCTCGCACACGCTGCCCTTCAGTTCCTGGATCTCGGTCACCAGCTGATGCAGCCGCTCGCGTTGCGCGCCAATCAGGCCGCCGGCTTGGTCTTGGTTGGCGGCGCGCTCCATCTTCAGGCCGCCGTGGATGGTCACCGAGCCATGGGCCACCAAACCCACGTCGCCGGCGATCCGTTGCCCTTGGTTCATGCTGGCACTTCCTCACCCACAAACCGGAATACGTCGTCGAAGCCACGGCCGGCGCCTTCGTTGGCGAAGCCACGGTTCTTCAGTTGGTTGGTCAGGCGGGTGTATTCGGCCGCGCCCCAAGCGCGCACGCGGCGGTAGACCATGCCTTGCTCGTCGGCGATGCCCACGTCCATGCGCTTGGCGCCGCCGCCCCAAAAATCGGCTGCGGCTTTGATGGCTTCGCTCACGGCGCCGTCATAGTTCGGGCGCTGCGGGCTAAGATATGAATGTTCCATAGTAGGGCATCCTTATATTTATTTGCCATAAAAACGCGCTGGCTAAGCGCGTGGCGAGGGATGGCGGTTGTTGGGCTAGGAGGTCAGCAGCTTTTCGCACTGCACCCTGGAGCGGGTATAGGCGCGGCCCTCGGGCGAATTGGGCAGCAGTTGCTTGGCGTGCAGGCTGGCAGAGGCGTAAACCTGAAAGCGGTCCAGCGTGCGGGCGCACGCGGCATAGGCTTGGTGATCGAGGGAATCGCCCACCCGCTTCCAGCGGTCGCGCATGCTGTCCACTTGCGGCGAGATGCGCTCGCGGTAGGTGGCTTCATCGCCAAACGGCACCAGATCATCCAGGGTGCTTTCGGCGCGCGTGACCTCGCCAAGGGAAACCACGGCCAAGCCGTAGCCATCCAGCCCGGCGCTGGCCAGCGGCGCCAAGCAAAGCGAACAGCAGGTAATCCACTTTCTTGTACTGACGATCATGTTTGTATCCCCCCGATACGCACTATTGACGGCGCTGGCGCTCAATTACATCTGTTGTTCCATTTTGGATTCGGGCGCGCGCGCAGCTTCGCGTAGTTCAATGCATGCAGTGCGAAGCAACTTGGCCGCCGTTTCATCATCGAAACCGGACACATCAACATCGATCGCACCCTCGGCGGAGAGCTTGGCGGTCACGCGGCGGCCGTCATGCCGGCGTAACCACGCCCTCACAGTGGTCGCAACTGCTGTCACAGTCGCTGGCACAGCAAGTACCGTGAGCACATCGATCACCACCGGTGCAACATTCGCAGAAAATCGATGAACCGTTCTGAGCTCAATACCCGCAGATTTGAAATCGTTCGTGAGCGATTCGTAATCGTTGCTGTACAGCTCAATTCGAAAAGGGGCTTGCATGTTTTTTACCGTCATTGAATATCACCTTGGCCGGCTCTCGCTCTGGCAGCGGTTCCGGTTGGAAATCTTCGTTGCTCTGGTTCTTCTGCTTGCACCTACGCCCGGTCGTATCCGGATACAGCCACTGGGTGGCACGCTGCAGGAAAGGCAACGCATTCATCGTCGCATTACCTGGTATGTCCACCCTGTTGCCCAAGCTGTACTCACCTTGATCTTTTGTTGGGCACCATTCTTGTTGATCTGTAGCTGGCTTGCCTTTCTCCGCTAATTGCTATTGCGTGTGCTCTTTCTGTTCAGTCCACCTACGCAAACGAACTGCTCGCGAGCAAGGCCACCAGTGCGGCCGAGCGCGCTTGCAATGGAGAGCTCCGGTAAGCAGCAATCAAATGCTGTTCGTCCATGCTCAGCGCCACTGGCGTCCGTTCTCCGGTCACCACATAGAGCACATCCACGCCTATCGCCGCCCACTGTTTCAGGCAGACCGCATTGGGAGACTGCTCACCTGCTTCGTAATTCGCAAAGGTCCGCCGGGCGATGCCGCAGGCTTCCGCAAAGGCTTCCTGGTTCAATCCAAGGCGAAGGCGCTCGTCGCGGATGCGCTGACCGGTCAGGTTCATGCCTTATCCCACCTTTAATCGTGCTGCCGCCAAGTGCTGTGCCAGCATCTGGCACGCCTTCTGGCTACTGCGTTGTTGCTGCGCTCGAACAATGATCCGGTTGTTCATGTGCGCGGGGTTCGTGATGTCGAGGTCAGCAACACGTTGGGTCATTTGCAATACCAGATCAGTCGGGCCAACTTTCTACCTGCCAATCAGTTCACCCTCCCGGGTAACGCTGCAGCAGCCGTTGCTGAAGCCGGTCCTGCTTCTTAAAGAGATCCAGCAGCTCTTTGATCAGTGCTTTGGGCAGGCGCGATGGATCGAAATCGTCGCGCTGCTCGGTAACGCTTGGGTGGTTGAAAATTTCCGTTTGGCGCTGCGCCAGAAAAAGAAACTGCTTCACGTCTCGGTCGTTCACAAGCGGGCGGCGGATGTTGTCGATCTTCTTGCCGGTATCGGTCAGGCGGGCATCAGGCAAAAAAGTGATCGTGCGGTACGCCCCGTCCCGTCGTGGCGCGATGTCGATCAGCTCACCGGTTGGGTTGGCCCAGGCTGCGTGGTATTCCGCCTCAATAAATGCCCCCGGCCATTCCCATATCGCCCAGCCCAGCACCATGTGGCCGCCATGGGCGGCGCAGTGATCTGAAACCACCTGGATGCATTGCCCCACTTCGGCGCCCTCAACGAGGTCGCATGGGATGGCGATGGCTTTGCTGTCAGGGGCAACATCCGCCGTAAATGCCATGACATGGGGTTCGCCAACAGGCGCGGCGATGATGGGGGTGCTCACTTTTTCTTCCCGCCCATATTGAAGCCGCCTTCGATCGTGACGTTGCCGGCCACGTTCTGGCCGAGGTCGCCGGCGACTTGGATCGAGGCGGGCGCGGCGCCGGCGAGCAGGCCGGCCAGGGCGGCGGCGCGCACCGGTGGCGGTGCGGCGTCATAGGCCGCGACCAGCTTCTGGTGCTCGGTAGCGTGGAGATAGGGGTCAGGTCGGCCGGTAAGCAGAAACACAAGATCGACCCCTAGCGCTGCTATTGCATCCAAGTATTTGGTATCAGGGTGCCGTTCGTCGGCTTCGTAGTTGAGCTGAGTCGTCTTTGAGACGCCCCCAATGGCCCCGAATTCCTTTTGATTCAGCCCTACTCGCTCCCGCTCGGCACGCAGCCGGTGGCCAAAGGTCATAAAAATTTTACCTGTACCCATTGCAGGTCAAGTTTTTTTGACCTAGCATGCAGTTGTGCTCAATAACTACGGTTGATCATAGCAACCATGTCAGCAAATGGACAGCTTCCTCGTGCCAGGCGGCGTGCGCCCAATGGTGTCGAAACTGGCAAGCCCGTCTGGGTGCGCATGCGCGCCGGCGAGCGTGCTTGCTTCGATGCCCTGAATGCCGAAGCGGGTTACACCAATGGCGAGTTCGGCCGGCAAATGCTGGTGAAAGGTTTGCGCGCCGAGGCCGAGGAAAGCGGCCGGGCAGACTTACTGGATCGCTTGCTATGAAAGCTAATCGTAAAGCCTGTCGGTTCCAAGTGAAGCGGACCACGCCGTGGCTGACGACTGCCGAGGGTGTGCGGGGCGTCACACCCGCTTTACGGGTGAAGTTGGCAGCGCCGGGCGCTGTGGCTACGTCAGTACGATTTCACGTACAGCGACAGCAGCCGGGTGTCGTGGGCCTGCTCGGGCGCCCCCAGCAGCAAGGCCACATCCTGTCCGCGCTCACTGGGTGCGATGAACAATCTGCCCAGCACAGGCAGGTTAAATCCATCCACGCGCACCCAGTCGCCGGATTGGGGCAGCAGCCCTTTCCAATTGATGTGCTTCAGCGGATGGGGGCCGAGCCCAGCTTCCGCTTCCATCGTGTAGATGAGCCGGAGTTTCAGTTCCGCCATGAGTACTCCCCCACGTGCAGCCGTGGGTTGTCCGGGTTCGTGTATAGCGGGGCAAGCACTGTACCCGTCGGCACCCTTCAATTGGCCTACGCCGACAGGAGGCGCCCTGCGGCGGCAGCCGGGCAAACACTGCATGGCGACGCTGCGCTACCCCTAGTGCGAACGCAACCCGTCGTAGCGCAGCGCGAGCTGTACCTGCGCGGGCAGGCCCGGGGCCATGGGCACAAAGGTGCGGCTCTCGATGCGGAAAGCAATGTTTTCCAGCTGCAGGGAATCGCCTGTGCTGGGCAGGAAGGGGAACTCCCAAACCAGAGAGGGCGGGCGCAATTCAATGGGCAGGACGTCTTTGGTGTCTGGTGTGTACACCAGCGTCAGGCTGAGGGGTGCTTCGCTCATGTCGGCTAGCGTTCCTTGCAAGGGCCTCGTGGCTGGGCGGAATCGCCGGGGCGAGGCGCTGTTAAAGAAGTTCGTCAGCGGGCAGGTAATGCCGTGCGAGTAGATAAATTTAGCGCAAGAAAAAAACAAATGTCTTTCAGTTCAACGACAGTTTGTCGGAAAGAACAGAAGAGCGGCAGGCACCAGAAGATGCCTACACCCGCCGGTGTATTGGGTAACGACATCGAGTGAAACGGGGATATCCCATGACTGCAACCACCACCAAAGACACCGGCAATACCCAGTTCCTGTGCCCCAAGTGCGGCGGCCACACGGTAACGCGCACCAGCTGCTATGTGTCGCCCACCGTGAAGCGCGCCACCAACCAGTGCAAGAGCTGTGGCAGCCGGCTGAACATCGATTGCCAGGTCACCGAATTCCTCGAGGCGAGCTTCGCGCCCAACCGCGCCGTGTTCATGCATGGCGAGCGGCAGGGCGCCGCCAACGATGACAGTCAGCCGGGCTTGAACTTCAGCCCCAGCTGATACCCCGGCGGCCTGGCCGCCCTCGCTTCCCACCTCTGCCAACCCCTCGCTCCATCATGCCCGCCGGGCCGTGAGGGGCGAACTACGCCCAAGGAAATCGCACCATGTCGCATCCGCACGCCGCAACGCGCTTCGAACGCTTCCGCTGGACCTTGCTCGGCATGGAGCAAACCGCGGCCGATCAGGGGCTGGTGGGCCTGTTCGCCACCATCACCCCGCCCAGTGTGCCCATGCCGCCGGCGCTGGCCGATATGGCGCTGGAGGCGGAATGGCGCCAGGCGCGGATCATGATGTCCCGCGCGGGGCTCAGCGTGTATGGCTGCAGCATCCGCGAAACCTATGCCCGCTGCGGCACGCCGCACCGCAACCTGATGCTGTGGATCACCCCGGAAAAGGTAGAGCAGGTGCAGCTGCTGCTGGCCGATGCCTTTTGCGATGCGCAGATCGATCGCATCAAGGCCTTTGCCTTCACGCCGGCATCGGAGGTGGCGAGGTACGTGGCCAAGTACTTTCAGGCCTGCCTGCACCTGGGCGATGCCGAGGTGATGCCCCGCGCCCGCCTGGTGCAGCTGTAACCGGCCCGCCACCATGCACGCGCCCACCACGCCCCAGGCCGCCACCGCCCGCGCCGATCTGCTGGCTACGGTGCACGCTATGCCCGGCCGGCACATCGTGCCGGATGTGCTGCCATTGCCGGAGGACATCATCGCCCGCGGCCTGGCGCTGGATCGCCGCCGCGAACAAGCGTGGCAGCTGCCCGCCGCCTATGAAGCCCCGCGCCGCTCGATCGAGCGCCCGCTCACCAAGCGCCAGCGCGACGCCATCCATGATCTGGCCGGGGAGCTCTACAGCTTTGCCGAAGACGTGCAGCCCCGCCTGCAGGCACTGGCCCTGGCGAACGTGGCCGGGCTGGAGCTGCACCAGCTGCGCGGCGTGCTGGTCTCGATCGGCCTGCTGGTGGCTGCTCTGGATCGCCGCCTGGACCAAGACGAATGCGCCCGCTCCCGCGGCATGGTGCATTCCCCACTCACCCGCGCCGAGCCGGCATTGGATGAGAGGGCTGCAGCGTGAATCGGTTGAGATCAGGAAATCGTGGCCAGCATTCGCGCCCAGCGATTGGTGGTGCTGTGGTGCTCCGCAGCCACGCCGGTTTGCTGGCAGGCATCGTTGTAGGCCACGGCACGCAAGCCATCGATGATGGGGTGGGGCTCGTTCAACAGCTGATTGATCTGGCGTTCGCGCTCTGCGGCGTCGAGCGCGTGAAGGTTGCTCTGCAGTTCGCTCCAGCGCCGCTGCATATCGCTGAAGGTGTACACCTTGTCGCCCGGGGCGATCAGCAGATCCAACACGGAGACAAAGCAGACCAGCAGGCCGATGAATCCGGCCATCCATGGCCACAGTGTGATCAACGTCACGACAGCAGCCATGCCTGCCAGCAGATTCAGCCCGGTGAAGATCATCCGCATCTTGGAATACAGGTGCCGGTGCCGTGCGTTCAGCGCGAGTGCGTAGCGCAAGGTGAAGTCGGTTTCGAACGGCGTGCGGATTTCAGACATGGCTATTTCCCTTTGGGATCGGGCGGCACCGGTTTCGGTAGCTGCTGGTCGCGGAAGTGGTCGGGTTGTTCCATGGTGGTTCCCTTGCCTGAATATGGTTGTGTCATCGGGGGATGCGCGGCCGATTCTAGCACCGGGAACTACCGCCTCTCGGGCGGGGGCCGGGTATGACACACGTACATATCCCGGTGCCCCTGCCGCGCACCATCACCACGCTGCGCGAGCGCGTGCGCCGGCAGGAGCGTGCCGCTGCCCGTGGCCTGCTGTATGGCCTGCCGGAAGAGCTGGTCTATGCCGCCATGGGCGCGTGGATCAGGCGCCGCGGCAAGGTAGAGCTGCAGCCGAATGCGGATCACGTGGACGGTGCGGAATCCAATCGCCGCCTGGTGGATGCCAATCGCTGGGCGCGGGAATTCGGTGCCGAGCTGCGTGCCACCGGCCTGCCGCTGCAAAAGGATGACGACGAGCTGGTCAGCATGGCCCGTGTGGCGGCGGATGAGTGCGCCCGCATCCTGGCCCAGGCGGAAACCGGCGAGGTCTTCAAGGTGCGCGACGGCGATCGCTTCGTGCGCCGCCCACGCTATGTGTTCGAAGCCTGGTTCAAGGCAGAAGAGGCCGGCATCGTGGCGCCGCTGCACGAGCTTTCCGAAAAGCAACGCGCCTACGTGGTGCGCCGCCTGGGCGATGAGAAGTTCTGGCGCGGCCGGCTCAAGCGCCGCGTTACCGGCGCGCTGGAGCATGCCTATGTCTGCCTCGGCGAAGTGAAGCGTACGCGCTCGGCCTACCTTTCCGAGCCCACCTATCGGCGCCTGCGTGCCCGTGCCCGCCGGAACCGGCTGATGCTATCCGCGGCCGAAGCCACCAACGAAAGCGGTTATACCGCCACGCTTGATGAGCTGAGCCAGAAGAGCGTGAGCAATCCAGCCATCCGCCGCACCGAGCTGATGGTGCGTGCCCGTGGCATGGAAGAGGTGGCCAAGGCGGCCGGCCTTTCGGCCTGGTTCGTTACGCTCACTGCGCCAAGCAAATACCACCCCAGTAGCGACAAATACGGCATGGCCGGCCGACCGCGCTTCACCGCGCGCGATGTGCAGGACTACCTGTGCGCGCTGTGGGCCAGGGCACGCGCCCAGTTCAAGAAGCACGCCATCGCACCGTTCGGCATCCGGGTGGTGGAGCCACATCACGACGGCTGCCCACACTGGCACCTGTTGCTGTGGGTGGCCAAGGATCGCGCTACCAAGATGCTGGCCATCCTGCGCGCCAAGGCGCTGGAAGAGGATGGTACCGAGGCCGGTGCTGCCGACCACCGCATGAAGGTGGAAGCCATCGACCCGAGCAAGGGCAGCGCGGTTGGGTACATCTCGAAATACCTGGCCAAGAACATCGATGGCCACCGCATGGATACCGACGATGAATCGGGCCTATCCGCCGAGGATGGCGCCGATCGTGTGGCCAAGTGGGCCAGCAATCACCGCATCCGCCAGTTTCAGACCTTGGGCACGCCGCCGGTCACGGTCTGGCGCGAGCTGCGCAAGGCCGATCTCTTCGCCAGCGAAAACGAAATGATGCTGCGCGAGCTGCACCGTGCCGCGGACCTGGGCGATTGGGCCATGTTCATGCAGGCGTGGCGCACGATCAGCGCCGGCTACAAGGTGATGTTCGAGCACGAGCAGGAAGCTTGCCCGGATACCGGTGAGCAGCAGCTCCCGTCCAACCGCTTCGGCGAGCCCGTGCTGCGCCGTGCCGCCGTGGTGGTGCGCGAGGTGGTGATGCGTGGCCGGCGCCTGGTCTGTGGCGAGGTGATCGAGCGGGTGCAGACCAAGCTGCACAGCTGGTCCATCGAGTGGGGCCGCCGCCAAGAGCTGATCAAAGACAGCGAACGCCAGCAGGTGGATGTGTTTGAGCGCAGCGGCGCAGCCGCGAGCACTTGGACCTGTGTGAATAACTGTAACCAGCCCGAAGCCACCGCCCGCGAAGTGGCCCGGCTGGAACGCCAAAACGCCGATTCCGCCGCCGCGTGGCGCCGGGATCTGGACCTCGCCATCACCGGCGGCACCTGGGATCGGGCCGGCCGCTGGAACCCTGCACCGGCATCCGGGCCGGCGATCGCCACCTCGCCCGGATTCTCCCCGCCGCCCGCACCGCCGGACCGCCCGCGGCCATCCCTGCACTGAGGAAACAGACCATGGATCAGAACCATCAAGACACAGTTACGTCCGCCACCATCGAAAACGCGTTCCATGACTACGGTTGGGCGTTGAGCCGCCTGCTCGATGCGGAAGGCGCGCTGCGTGAAGCCGAAGCGAAGGAGAGCGAAGCAGGCGGCGCGCTGTGCCAGCTGCTGGCCGCCGCGCGCGATCAGGGCTTGTTTCAAGGCGAGTTCGTTTCCGTGCCGAACTTTCGCGGTGAAGGCACTGCGCTGCTGCGTTTGGAACAGGGCGCTGACGGCAGCCTGCGGATCGCGGATTGCCGCGTGGGCGTGCTGTCGGGCTACGACATCGGCCGCAGCGCCGAACGCCGCGAGAAGGAGGCCGAGCAGCAGGCGCAAGCGGCGGAATCCGACCACCCGCAAGAGGTGGCCAATGCGTAGCCATATCCGCATCGTCGAGTTCATCGACGCGACCGAGCTGTTCGACATAGTGCGGCTGTTCCGCGGCATGGGCTATCGCGTGGTGGCCATTGATATCGACAGCTACCGCGCCTCGAAAAACGTGCCGTACGGGGTGGCCGCATGATCACCCTCAAGGTTTTTGACCTCACCAGCAGCGACGTCGATCACGAGTGCATGCCGCTGTGCCCGCTCTGCGATCAGCCGGTCATGGACTACGAACCGGCCGCCATTGGCACAGCCGCCGGCGCGAAGTGCCTGGTGCATGAGGACTGCGCGACGGAGGGCCAGTGATGCGAGCTGCCCTGAAAGCCTTCGCCTACTTCCTCGGCGGGCTGGCCATTGCTGTGGCCACGCTCTCCGCCATGACGGGAGCGCTGCTGTTCCTCGGCGGCACGGTCGGCGCCGTGGTGGCGCTGGCCTGCCTGGTACCGGCGGCTCACGCCTACTGCCGCCTCGATGCCGCGCTCTATCCCGAGGCCGACGCGCCGTGATCAGCCACAACGCCCACGTCCTGCTCTGGCTGCGCTGGCGCCACTGGTGCGCCAGCCGCGCCGGCGCGTGGATCGCCGCCGAATCCATTGCCCGCAAACACAACGACGAACAAGGGGGAAACCGTGTCCCGACAATTTGACCTGGCCAGCGACCTTGAACAGCTGAGCCGCGAGCACGCCATCGAGGCCGCCCGCACTGGCGCCAAGCGCGAAACGCCGGCGCCGTCTGGCACCTGCCCGTGGTGCGAGGAGCCGGCGCCGGCCGGCGCGACCTTCTGCGCCGCCGAGTGCGCCAGCGACTGGCAGGAACACCACGCCAGGGTGAGCCGCGCTGCCCGTATCAACGGAGCAAAGTGATGGACTACCGCGAATACGACGATTTCCACGTCATGCCGCGCCAAGCGGCGCCGGCAGCGGATGCGTTTGAAGAGCCTTGGCCACTGGCCTCGCGCTATCCGGCCGATCTGGTCGAGTCCGATGGTGGGGAGGCCTGAGCCATGATCACGCCCGCTGGCCCGCAGCCGTTGATGGTGATCACGCCGAGCCCGTGGCTATCCCGCCAGGAGCTGGTCGACCTTGTGGGAGACGACAAAGCGGCGCGAGTGCGCCATTGGCTGAAGAAAAACCAGATCCCGTTCCTGCTCGCGCTCAATGGCTGGCCCCAAGTGAGCCGCGCCAAGGTACGCGAAGCATTGGGCGAGCAGCTGGCCGGCGACAGCCAGGAGCAGGGATTTCAACCGAACTTTGGTGCGCTGGGTTAATGGGCCGTCCGCGCAGTAAGAACAGCGATCTACCGGCGCGCATGTTTGCGCGGAAAGGGAAGAAGGGCACCACCTATTACTACCTTGCTGCGCGGCCTGATGGCAGCGGCAGTGATTGGGTGAACCTGGGCAAGGATCGCGCTGCAGCTTTTGCTGAATACGGGCGGCTCGATTCCGGTACGGACACCCGAGCGCCGTCGAACATCGTTTCAGAGCTGATCAAGCGCTACCAGCGCGAGGTATACCCGACCAAGGCCGCAGAAACCCAACGCAAGAACGATCAGGAGTTCAAGCACATCGAGGCCGTATTCGGCGCTATGCCGATCGACGCCATCAAGCCGGTTCATGTACGCAAATACCTCGACCTCCGCGGTAAGACCGCGCCGGTGCGCGCCAACCGCGAGAAGGCGTTGCTCTCTCACCTGTTCAATAAGGCGCGTGAATGGGGCATCACCGAGGCGCAGAACCCATGCTCCGGCATCACCGGCCACAAGGAAACCGGCCGGCAGGTGTACGTGTTCGATGAGGACTACCGCGCTGTCTATGCCGTGGCCGAGCCGCCGCTGCAGGACGCGATGGATCTGTATCTGCTGATTGGCCAGCGCGTAACCGATGTGATCCGCCTGATGCGTACCGACATCAAGGATCGCCGTCTGTGGACCCGGCAAAACAAAACCAAGAAGCTGGTGGGGATGGCGATCACCGGTGAACTGGAAAAGGTGATCGAGCGCATCCTGGCTCGCGAAGTTGAGCCCGGCCACGTTGCATCAAACCATCTGATTCGGGACGCGAAAGGGCAGGGCCTGACCTACGCCAAGCTGCGCGGCATGTTCGACCGCGCTCGCAAGGCCTCGGGTGTGATCTTCCAGCTGCGAGACCTGCGCTCGAAGAGCGCCACCGACGAGCTGGACCTTGCCGTGGCAAACGAAAGGCTAGGGCACTCGACGGTGACGATGACGAAGCACTACCGGAAGGCGATCAAGGTTGATCCACTGCGATAG